AGTCTCTTTGGTTGTACATATTGGTTAACTAATACCAGACATATTGGCTAATACAAAGCATGAACGACACAGGATATACAATTACGCCTCCGCACAGCAGGAAGTATTATCACCAGCACGCGACGAACATCCGCAAGGAGGCAGACCGCGATGAGGAGATGGGCATTCTTTATGCCGCACAATATATTCTGATGAAGACGATAGCCAACCCCGTACAGGTTGAGGAGATTGATATAAAGACTGCCGAGGATGTTGTCCGGCGATATGTGCAACATCTATTGGATCACAATCACTTTGAGGCGGCGGCTACGATTCTTTGGGGTGCGGAAGTGTACGACTGGAGGCCAAAGAGTGGGAGGGACACATGGCGTTGCTTGTTTGAACATGATCAGGTGCTGGTGCAGGGAGCCGGAGCTATGGGCAAGTGCCTAGCAGAAGGAACGCCTGTATTGATGGCAGATGGAACAATCAAGTCTGTAGAGAATGTAATCATTGGCGATCTAGTCATGGGGCCGGACAGCAAGCCTCGTCATGTTCTTGAGACTCATTCTGGAGAGTCTGAAATGTATCGCGTTGATCAAGAGCGTGGAGAGTCGTACACGGTCAATGAGAATCACATTCTGACTCTTGTATGCACGCAAAACAAAAAGAACGGCGATGGAAAAACTACTTCTTCAACCTATACCAGAGGAAAAATGATTGATATTCCGATCAAGGAATACATTGAGAAATCAGATCAGTTCAAAGAGTTCTACAAGGGCGCATATACAGGCGTTGCATTTGACGAACAAGAGGTTCCTGTTGACCCATACGTTTTTGGTCTGTGGCTTGGCGATGGAGGATCAAAATGTGTTGCTCCTACATTTACATCAATGGACGAATCCAACGTGACCGCATGGAATTCTTATTGGGAATCGCGTGGTGGAAGGATCTATAAAAACGAGAAAAAGGACAACAAGGCTGCAACCTATGTGGTTCGTGGACTTGGAAAGACACATGATGTTTTTGGCTTTGCCATGAAAGGACGAGAAAAGATTGTTCCTGATATTTATAAAATCAACTCTGATGATGTCCGGCGCAATGTGTTGGCTGGTTTCCTAGATACAGATGGATACATTGCAGATGTTGGATACGGATTTATCCAAAAGAACAAAGATGTTGCTAATGGTATTGTGTTTATTGCTAGGAGTCTTGGGCTGACTGCAACAATCACAGAGTGCAAGAAAGAATGCGTTAACAATGGAGTATGGGGAACATATTACAGAGGACACATCAGCGGCGATTGCACCATCATCCCATGCAGACTAAAGCCGATTAGAGAAAGGAGACAGCGGGTCTGTATTGGAAGAAAGATCACAATCTCAAAAGCAGGCGTTCAAAAGTATTACGGATTCTCTTTGGATGGGGATCACAGATTCCTACTTGGAGATTTCACGATAACGCACAACAGCTTCAGTGCAGGCGCATGGTTTTACTTGGATTGGTGGAGAGATCCTGAATACACCTGTATCAAGGTTATTTCGCTTACCAAGGAACACGCCGAGAGAAACATCTTTGCGAATATTAAGACATTCCATCGAACAGCATTGGTTCGTCCTGTAACAGATCAGGAAGACAAGGCGACAAGCATTCAGGTGACTTCCGACAACAAGAACGGAATCCAGCTTGTTGCGATTCCCAAGGGAGAGAGTGGACATGGAACGCTTCGCGGGTATCACCCAACTCCAAGATTTGGGGCAGAGCATAAGCTATGGGGCAGGCTATCGCGCACCCATGTTGTGCTGGACGAAGCCGAAGAGATCCCGTCTGGAGTCTGGGAGGGTATCAACAACATCTTGTCTACTAGTGACACTGAGAAATACGCCGGACACATTAAGATTTTTGGTGCGTCCAACCCGAAGGACAGGACAAGTGCATTCGGTCAGCGTTGCGAGCCTGTGAATGGATGGGCATCTGTTGACTGCGAGGATGATCACGAATGGGAAAGCAAGGAGGGATACCATGTACTCCGTCTAGATGCCGCGAAGTGCGAGAACGTGATCGAACGCAGGATTGTTTACGGAGGATTGCAGACCTATCAGGGATTCATGTCGTACATGAGCAGGGGCAGGACGGCGGAGTCCATGACGATGGCTCGCGGGTGGTTCCCAGAGGAAGGAATGGCAATGGGCATCATAACTCCCGCCATGATGGACAACAGCATTGGTATCGTTCGTTTTATCGGGCCTGTAGTGCCGCTGGCGGCGTTTGATTTGGCGTTGGAGGGTAATGACCAAGTAATGTGTTCCTATGGCCGTTTTGGGCTTTGTGACGGGTGGACACCGCAAAGTGGTCAGTTCATTAGCTTTAAGAAGCCGCGAGTTGTTCTTCAGCTTGATAGCCAGATTCCGTTCCCCAAGAAACCTACGTTGGAACAGACGCAGGCTATTATCAAGTTTGCCAAGCAGATGAAGATTGGCCCCAACTGGCTGGTGGTTGACAGGACTGGAAATGGCGCAGGCATTCACGACAGCCTTTGTACTCTTTTTGGAGAACAAGTTATGGGAGTAAATTATTCATGGGCGGCGAGCGAGCATCACATCCTTGGGGACGACAGCCAGAAGGCAAACGAGTTGTACAACGGCGTTGTGACAGAATTGCTATTTGGGTTGTCGAAGTATCTGGAATTTGAATATCTGAAGATCAGCCCCAGCTTTAGAAACGAAGACCTGATCAGGCAGGCAACTTCTCGCAGGTACAAGCAGGCCGGACAGGGGCTAGTTCGTGTTGAGAGCAAGGGAGACTACTGCAAGCGGACAAGGAGCAAGTCGCCAGATGCTCTGGATTCCCTGTCCATGCTTGTGTACCTGATGCGCTTGCGTGGAGGGGCAGTTGCCACGATGACAGATCAAAAGCCTGAAAGAGAGCCGCGAAGCAGGCTTCAATCTATTGTTGACGCAATGGAGTTTGTTGACATGAGCGATTAGACAACCTTTAATAAGAAAAAGCCTTATTAAAGGATAATAGAATCGTCTTTAATATGTAAATTTGCTATAATGGATAAAAAAACAAAATTACCGCAAGGCCGCGAGTATCGTTGTCCGGCTTGCCAAACTGCCTGCAAGCCTCATAATTGCCCTACTTGTATGGATAAAGCATCTGAAGTGTATAAGAGGATGAAATAGTTTTTTATTGCCGTGTGGAGGAATGGTAGACTCATCTGCCTTTGAAGCAGACTTTTCTAGGTTCAAGTCCTAGCGCGGCAGAACTACTAATTGTAAACGTTTTAGTAGATAATTAGTACTTGCAAGTTATCTGGTAACACTGAAAACCTTGACTAATCTTAACAAGTGCATAGGATTTGTAACGCAGTCCAATGTTCCAAGGTAGGCGAGCGAGACTCCAAATCTTGCTGGCTTGGTTCGATTCCAAGGGGCTGTGCCAATTTTTGCTTGCCAGTTACCGAGGAATACTCGATAACTCAATTCAAAGGTTCCATCTGATTGACAAAAGCCCACGGGCTTTCTCGAAAGAGGAGGTTGGATGGTCGGGGTGGCCTAACCACTAGTGCCTCTGGCGCACGAATTCTGCTCGAAAAGAGTAGCCAGAAAAATTTCAAAGCAGAGAGGACAAACGGCAAGTCACCACGCTCATAACGTGCGAGATAGTTGGTTCAATTCCAACCTCTGCTTCCAATTTTCGTGGGGATCTTCGGTGAACCACTGCCACAAGGACACGCCGCAAGGACTCCAAGGGGCATTATAATCGGGGGAGGCAATGAGGGGGGGTCTTGATCGGGCGTGACCCAATGGGTAACTGGTCTTTAATCTAGCGACCTGATCTTTCCCCGATTTTATTTTGCCCACTTCCTTGCATTCATAAATGCCGTAATCACTTGTAGGTTTTCTGGAGAGTGCTTTCCTCCGTGAACCAATGGTATAATATGATCCACATGAAATTTAATTTTTGTGCAGAACGACAATCTCCTAGATTGCTCGTAAAGGACACAGATAATTTCTTTTGAGTCTTGATCTATATTTGTTGAGTGCTTGTAAATTCTTTCTCTCCTTCTTGCTAAATGCTCATTAGCGCGATGTCTATTTTTTAATCTCCATCGCTTGCTTTTATCACTTGCTTTATTGGGATTTCTTATTTGCCACTCCCTAGAAAGCATCCTATGTTTTTCTTTATTGTGCTTCCTCCACTTAATAGATTTTATTCGATCTTTTTCTTTTTTATCATTGAAATCATTAACAGAAACCCATCTTGGTTTTGTTTTATTGGCCCCACCATAACACCAGAACAATAAATTTTTATCTGGATGCCTGTCGCCTCTTTTAAGTGTAATTTGATTGTTCAATACAAATATTTTATATAACACATTTAAACAGTCAAGAAATTACTGATCCTCCCCCGACCTTTTTGTTGGCGTCAACAATAAGGTTGTAGCAAGTTTAGGGATCTTAGCAAGTTTAGGGATCTTATCATGGTTTATCCT